ACTATCCATCTGTTATTATTGGTGATGTTTCTCATCACCAATAATAACAGATGGATAGCCCCATGTAAAAAAATTGATTAAATGAATTTAACTCTGATTATAACATAAAATAATGAATGATATGTGATGTTTCACATCACATATCATTCATTATTTTATGTTATGAATCAAGAGTAAATTCACTTTTATCAATTTTTTTTATAAATGAATGCATTCCAAAGTTAGGAATACATTTAATAAAATAATTTATAGTACTCTTGGCTTCCTAACATTAAGTACTAGTCATAAACATCGCGGAGAGATGGTACTAAGTCGTATATGGATGAAGCAGACCCATTAGTCGCTGTAAATAGGGCACGAGACCCGTCTGTGTATTGCTACCAGACCCTTCACCCCACACATAGCACAACAAAGACACCACGAGCAGAAACAAACCCCACAAACAGCAGCCGCCATCCATGACCCAGGTAAGTATAGAGACGCAAAACCACCCCAAAGACAACACCAACGTGTCATCACCAATTACTCCTGAAGGCTATCGACCAACGGTTTCAAATCTTTCTTATACACACCAGGGTGATAGTTCTTGATATACTCGAAAACAACAGAATGATATTCCTTAGACTCAAAAAAGCGTTCAACACACTTCCTTGCTTCTTTAGATAAGTCATCTAGTTGTTCCTGAGTTAATCTTAAACTGCCCTGAGTGTTAAAGCCGACACTTTCAAGATACTTTTTCATTTCATCCCTGTAACGGGGATGAAATAAAGAGATCTCAAATGTATCAAAAGACGAAAACCACCGACCTTTAGTCCTATTACAAGTGCTACAGATAAATTGCATATTAGATACGTCATGGATCCCACCGGCGGCGATGGGAACGATGTGGTCTGCGTCACAGTTTTGTATTGCTACATAACCGAGAACGTGAGCCAGACATCGTTTTTTACCATAAGTACGCGCCAGGTGGGCGCATCTAATATAAATTTTATCGTTAGAACTTGCAATAGTTTTCAGAAGATTTCGCCCCTCGCATATGCAAGAAGAACAAAGGTTACCCCCGTCCTCCTTGCTACGAAGAGCTTTGAACGGAATTAATCCATTCAAAAATTGGTGATGACAGCTGCACTTAGAATCTTTATTAGGAAAAAAATAGCAATTTTTCTCCACAAAAGGTCTAGCACAGCCGTTAGTATTGTCCTTGAAGGCAGTTTGTGCGTCCTTATACCCACCTGGATCACAAATGGCAGCAGCCAGTCTGTAAAGCCGGTTCCTACTCGCAATAACCAATATCGCGCTTAGTATGGAATTGAAAACTTTTGTAAAAAAAGCGGGCTTCTTTCGAAACTTCGCCTCCTCTACTACAACGGGATTGCATGGGCAACTGTTATATTTAGTCATCTGTATAAAATGTCTGCATTAATGGAACACACATTTGAATATTTTATCAATTTTTTATATATAAAATAAGTCTAATATAATCTATACTAATTTAGTTGTGTTCTACATATAGGACATGATGCGTTTTGTTGAATAGTCCAGTCTTTTATACAATCTGTATGAAAATGATGGTTCATATTGACCTCTTTATTAAGTTCAGAACATGGAAGAAATGTGATATTCTCTTCATTAATATAATCATCTTTACATATAGAACATGTATCATCATAAACTCGTACTGTTTCGTTTTTAATGTATTTAGAATGCATCATTGAATTCATAAATTCTTCATCTGTCATAGTAGATTGTGATACACCATATTCAATAAATATGCGTACTCTATTTGCAACACTAATTTGAAGTGCAGGAGCCTGTGCTGACAATTCATTCACATGTTGGTATCTACCTAAAAAACTAATATGTGTAAGATTAATATTATTAGTAATTCTCAAAGGATATTCAAAGTCAAATGAATCCATTTTAAGTACTTTGAGATCAATAAGATTATCAATATTAATTGGATGATTAAAATTGTATCCAAATCCAATATGTTCTAATTTAATATTATTACTTAAATCTATTGGTTGATTAAATGAACTTTCTAATCTTAATATTTTTAAATTAACATTATTAGTAAGATCTAATGGAAGATTGAAAGTTTGACCTAATCGTAATTCTTCTAATAATACACAGTTTGAAATATCAATCGCATTATTAAAGTCAAGACCAAATAATATTAATTTTTTTAAATTAATAAGATGAGAAACATCAATTATTTCATCATAATTATAAGTACATATTACTTCTTCCAGATTAATATTATTGGTAAGATCGACAATTTGGTCTGGAGTATCGATACGCAATGCTTTAAGATTAATATTATGACTAAGATCAATAATATGAGTATAATTATGATTAGTATTTAATATTTCTAAGAATTGAAATTTACTGAAATCAATATATTGGTTAAATAAATCACCAATATATAATTTTTTAAGATTGGTAAAAACAGTTAAATCAATATCCTCATTATATTCATCATCTATAAACAATATTTTAATATCTAAAGGATTTTGTAGAAGGTCATTAACATTTAGAGACGTAAGATGATATTCAGTGTGATTTAAATCTTCCATATATAATATAAAATAACAGTAATAATTATTAACGCTAATAATTATTATTATCAATTTTTTACATATTTATGGATGTTTTTTAGAAGATTTAACAGGACCTCTTGGACTCATACTTCTTGCAGGAATATCGACTAATTGAGATGCGCCTAAGCTTGAAGTAAGATCTGCCATTGCCATTGGTACTCTTTCTTCTTTAGAGGCGGCTGATGCGACTATAGATCTGGAAGAAAGTCTAGGAGTTCCTGGTGATGGAGTTGCCAATCTGGATCTAGAAGAAGATCTAGAATCGGCAGGAGATGGTTTAAGAGACCTAGAAGAAAGTCTTGGAGTTCCTGGTGATGCTGTTGAAGCTCTAAAATCAGGACTGGCTTTAAATGCTGCAGCTTCAGCAGTTGCTTCTTTTAATGCGAGATCATTTGCATCGGCTTCATTCATTTTTGATGCTTCTAACATTTTTTCAGTTAGAGCAATTGATTTTTTAAGTTCTTCAATAGCTGCTTTTGCATGATCTTCAGCATCTTTAGCTTCAAGATATGCTTTTTCTTTCATTAGTCGGATATTAGTAAGACGTTCTTTGTGTGCGATTGCATCTTTAATTTCTTTTTTGCTATCTTTGATAATTTGTTCTATTCCTTTGACTTGTTCTCTGGCTATTTTTAATTCTTCTCTTTTGGATACAGGAGATCTTTCCATATATATATATATATATATATGTAGAAGAAATAAAATAAGATATGTTATAGTTATATTTTTATTTTTATTATTATAAAAGAAAATTATTAAATTATTATTAGTAAATTAGTAAATTATGCAAGCGTATCCAAGAAAGCATTGCGAAGTTCCTCTGGAAGAGCTAACACTTTCTTAAGTTGGTTTTGAGGCAACGAAAGAAGTAATTCAGTTCTATCAATGGATGCCTTCGCTTTAGGAGTAGGATTAGATCCAGCAGAAGCTTGAGAATTGGAAGGATCGTGCAGGTAAGTGCAAGTTCCATTAGCGTGTCGGGGACAAGCTGGACCATTTCTACAAGGAGTGCGTGGAGTAAAATCTTTATTTCCGTTAGCTGGTCTTGGATGAGCTTGCTTATCTTGAGGTCCAAAAGACTTTGGATGATAAAATTTACAATTACCATTGGCTAAATGCTTGCAGGCTGGTCCATCTTTACAAGGGGGCTTTTTATGTCCCGATTGCTTAGGTTTTCCAGCAGCTGCAGAAATATCATCTTCACCATTGTCTGGTTTAGGATGATAAAACTTGCACTTGCCTAATTTAAAATGAGCGCATTCATCACCTTTATCACATGGCTTTCTACCTTTTGGCTTACTGTCGGGGAGTATCTCGTTAAGAGACAGACCACCTAAGTTAGCGTCAAAGTCGTTAGCGTGTTGAGTAGAGTTATCAATGTTAGAACTATCCATCATATATAAACATCAAACCATTTTATAAAATAGCCAAGAAAAATAATTATCAATTTTTTCAATATGCCGCCTTATGGCTTTATCGATTTTTAGATGTTTCTCATCTAAAAATCGATAAAGCCATAAGGCGACATATTGAAAAAATTAATTAAATGAATTTAACTCTGATTATAATATGAATTAATATATAATGTTTGATGTAAAACATCAAACACTATATATTAATTCATATTATAAATCATGAGTAAATTCACTTTTATCAATTTTTTCGATATATATATGTATATATATGTATATACATGTATATAGTTATAGGACGAGACCGGAGATTTCACCAGTATTTTCTAAGAACTTCTTCTGATTCAAATAGTTGATAGCAAGTATATTTTTAATAGAGTCGTAATTAATACAACTTAATCTAATTGTAATACAATGCTTAATAGCATTAAATTTGTTAGAAACATGTTCTTCAATCGAGTAAGAAGCAGGGACATCTATATCAAATAGTGAAATATTACAAGTAGTATCTTCATTAAAAGTCAAGTCAAAACCAACTTCTTCAGAAACTTCACGAATTGCAGTTTTTTTGATAACATTAGTGAGACCATCAGTATCAATACTATTAAATTCATCAAGGTTCATAGCGCCTTTGATAGCAGTACCCTTGAGATTACCATAAAAATAGGATCGAACTTTAAGTTCTTTATCTTCACAGCCATCACAGACAATACGAACGATGACACTATGACCTGTAGGACAATAAGATTTTTCATTTTGTGGTGGTGAAGCATACCATAAAATTGGCATTACGTCCGTACAAAAATAATTAAAATTGATAGCTTGATACAATCGAGAATTAACGATTTTATTGATAGCTTGTTGTCTCTCAGCAGTATCATCATAATTATCAACTAATCGCTGAATTAAACCATATTTGAAATTTGTGAAATTACATCTAATGTCAAGATTATCTGTAATATTATGCGTTCCCTTATTCATTTTTGTATTATAGTATAATATATAATAATTATAATTTCTTAAATAGTTTAAAATTCTAAAAGAGAAACAATGAAAAGAGAAAGGAATGAATAAATAATATATTTATATAATAAATAGTGAAAGTGATATGAGTGAAAGCATGACATATATTATAGATAATATAATGAAATATGAATTACTATCTTTGAATAATATTATAGATATACTAATATTTGCATATGTGGTATATTATTTTTTGTTTCAATCGCTATACGTCGGCATAATAATGAATGAAAGCATCATTATAGGCATTGATCTTTTAAAAACTTGTTTCTTATATGATTATAAAAAGAATTTCTATCCAACACTAATATCAATATTAAGACCATCTACTGTCAATATTGATACAAATATAACTTATGATAAATTTAATAATTTAATAGAGACTGATATGAAAAATATAATTAAGAGTGTTAAACATGATTCCGTGAAATTCAATCCAAATAATATATCAATATACAATAAATATATATTTTACATCATTCTTATGTCTATCTCGTTCCTATATAAAATTTTGTTCTGGACTAGAAATGATATATTCATAAATATATTATTATTGATGCTAACATTAAGACCATTCAAGACCATAATATACAATAGTGTATATTATAATAGGATTGTAAATAAAATAATGAATAATTTAAATACGATATGTTGTTATATTTTGAGTAAGATATCAGTATTAGCGATAAATGATTTAAATATGATGTGTATTGGGATCCATCCAAATGTTAGATATTATGAATTATTAAATTTTTATGAGAATATTAGTTCATATAAGGACGATATAATAATAGTAATAAAATCAATATTAAATCATTTCATAATATCATCATTTAAAAACAGTTCTTCGCCATTTATTAAATACATATTTACGTTTATACATAAGTATCAGATAGAAGAACTGTCGTATATAACAAATATTTTAAACAATTCTAAAGATGCAAATATTTTGACAAAGAAAGAGATAGGAGAAATAATAGTAAATAAGAAATGGACGAAATTACTATCACAAAAATCAATCAATAGTATATTACATATTTTAAAGATTGAGAACAATAATACGAAATATGTTAATACAAATTTAAATAAAATGATGTTTAGTGTATTACGATATTTCACATTATGGACGTTTGTATATGTAAATCCGTTAATAGCGATATTATGTGATTTAACAATTATTTATAAGACACATTATAAACTAACAATATACCATATAATTGCATATTTAATAGGGTTATATATTTTAATATTTAGTTCTTTAGATGTAGGAACGTTTATTTGTATTTATGGATCTATTTTTTTAAAAATTATATTTAATTTTATTAAAGACATTAATGTATATAGATTGTATAATTATATTACCAAATATATTATTGCATCATTTATAATCTGTATTGTATCCAAATTACTGTTTTGTAATAATATACTAATATATAAATTTGTTATGTCTCAAATGACAGTTTATTTTTTATTAAAAGAACGTTCAGCCTCGCATATAATAATGTCATTAATATATTTATTATCAACCATACAACTATTCAATATATATCATTTAACGATAACGAGTGTTTTATTTTATATAGGTACGATATTTGTTTGCGAACCTGAATATAAACTCTATTTTAATTTAAATGAAAAATACATAAAAAGACCAATTTTAGCAATAAGTCCAGCAACACAATGGACTTTGTTTGATTATGTGGAAGACAGAACAGACTTGATTGAAACGATAATAACGGACGATACATTTTTTCTTGATAAAACGATCAAAGAGGATTATGATTGGAATCAAGAGATTAATGATATTAATATTCAGACAGAAAAAAAGTGTGATGATAAATTAATACTAGATGAATATGTTATTTTAGATAATTATATGTAATAAAAAAAGGAGTTTAATATGCTAATAATTCTTCTGTTTCGAATAGAACAGACCATATATTTGGTGAATCGATAGTACATTTTTTATTTTTTAATTTTTTCTTTGAGTCATCTTGACATTTTACAAAACTAATTTCAGTAGAAGGTTTATTATATTTTTGACGAATATTTGAGCCAACTGACATATGGTTTGATGTGATATATCTAAATAGTCCAACAATATGACATATTGGTATAATAAGGATACATTGAATTCCTTTTTCATTGCTAGTAAATCCACTAGTATCTTTTAGAACTTCTTCAATTTTATTTTTTAATGTTTCTACTTTTCCATAGATTGAAATAATTAATTTACTTTCTCTATTATCTGCTCTAAGGTCATTATTAATTTTAATATTTTGAATTGTAGATGTTTCATCAATATCAATGTATGCATTATGGACTGTTCCAGAATGATGATCTTTATATTCATAAACATTATCATCGATTTGGACTGATGAATTATTTATATCCATACATAGTTCTTCATTGATACCACGTCGAAGTACATTATTAACATTTTCATTATGTTTAAAAGTTTCAGAGATACCAAATTGTGAGACAATGAGATTATTACAAGCACACGAACATTTACAATCATAAAAATCAGTAGTATATTTACAGTTAATTTTTTTACAATTATCAAATTTACAATTACATTTGCAGCATTTTTTGCATTTATATTTATCATATTTTTTGTATCCAATTGAAATAATAGCATTATTATAAATATCATCACATTTATTTATAATATTTGTATAATGAGCTTTAATAGCATCTATTTTATAACGCAAATAATAACGAGTATTAATTGCATCAATGTCATCAAAATTAATCTGTTTAAATTTTTTAGATTGTCTAAACAGAGCATACAAAGGTACAGTTAGTTTCAGTGATTCAGTATTATTCATTGATTAGTATCATGTATATATAAGCATATAACTATAAAAAAAATTATCAATTTTTTTATATGGGATTATCCATCTGTTATTATTGGTGATGTTTCTCATCACCAATAATAACAGATGGATAATCCCATATAAAAAAATTGATTAAATGAATTTAACTCTGATTATAAAATAAAATTATATATAATGTTTGATGTTTCACATCAAACATTATATATAATTTTATTTTATAAATCATGAGTAAATTC